AAATCTTTAAAACTAGAATATGTAGAATTTACAACATTTATTGCTTGATCGCCTGTGTACCCATCACCAACATCAATAATAGTGTTGTGCATACCCTCGCCTTGTAGGGTAATAGAAGCTAACCCTTCACCTGTAGCAGATTCGTCACCACCTCGCACTACAATTGGCACAAGAATTTTATATCGCCCTACAGGAAAGTATACTACTCCACCTGTAGTGTAATCATTGTCAGTGTCTAGGCTGTCAATAGCGGCTTGAATAGCAACAGAGTCGTTAGTAACTCCATCACCTTTTGCTCCAAAGTCTTTTACATTAACTCGAGCGCCTTCGATCATACTGTTTGTTGCTTTTGTTAAAGCCATGTTATTCTCCTAATTCGGGACGAGTAGCAGGGAATGAATCTGTAGAGGGCCATTGCCTTAGCTCTTCCCTATAGGTTATGTAATCATCACGCTGTGGATGATCTGTTAAAGGCATGATGTAATCAGTAGAGGCTAGTTCTAAATCTCGCCACTGACGAGCAGTCTCTTCTGCTGTAGGCTCTGGGGGTGTAGGTTCAACCCACTCTTCATAGTGTTCAAAGTTAGCTTCAACAAACTCTGCGTCTGCAACGATGGTATTTGTGATGTTACCGTCAGCATCTTTAATATTATATTTCATTTAATTCTCCTTACGGTATGTACTGAATAACAACACAGCCTTGTCCACCACGGCCTGAAGTTGCGCCAGCCGCCCACCCAGAATAAGTATATCCACCGCCACCACCTATAGAAGCATGACCCGCAAACATATTTAGGCCATATTTAGCCGCTCCTACACCACCTGCCAATGGCCCTGCTACCTCTGGCCCATAACCCTGTGAAGAGGAAGTAACATATTGATTTCCTCCTCCGCTACTGCCAGATATTTGACCAAAACTAGATGAATAAAAATCACCCAATATGTCGCAACTACCTGAAACAGTGTAATTAGTGTCGTTAACTGATATACCGTCATTTCCTGTTCCTGTCAGTCCTACAGCACCACCGCCTCTGCTATAGCCTCCGCGTCCACCTGCGTTGTTTACGTCTCCATTAGAAGCCGTACCCCCAGTAGTGTAAGCTCCAGTAGTTAAAGCTCCGCCCGAGCCACCAGTAGCCGTTAGTGTAGAACTTAGTCCTGTACCTGCAACAGTTGTAGTGCCTCCTGCATTTCCTGCACCGTAGGCTCCCACTGTGGGTGCGCCTCCTGCGCCAATAACAACAGTAAATGAGCCAGAGGTAGTTACTGCTAAAGAGTTCTTTCTGCAATAACCTCCTGCCGCACCACTTTGAATGGTAAAGTCAACCGCTGACGAGCCACTACCACCTGCCCCAATAACGTGAATCATTATGTTACCGTCTTGAGGTGGAACCCAAGTTTGAGACTTGTGTAAAAAGATTGTGGGGAATGAACCACCTCCACCGCCACCTATGAAATCTGAAAAATTACTCACGACATTACCCACCCTTGCGTTGCGTCTGTGTATATGAATTGTATGGAAAGATAAGCGGCATCCATTGTGAAGTCAGTCGCACTGCTCATTATCTTTGATCCGTTTCTACCTATCACTGTGTCTGTAAAGTTACCCACCGTTACCAAGACTCTTTGCCCAATAGCAGGAGATGCAGGAAGTGTAATAGTCTTAGTAGCCGCGCTAACATAAACGTGCGTGTTAACCGTAGCCGTCATGGATGCAGAAGTAACTACAGTCGTGATGCCCACTGCTACAGGCACTGAAGCTATCTTAGCCGCTGTTACAGCATCGTCAGCTATCTTGGCCGCTGTTACAGCATTGTTAGCTATCTTGGCCGCTGTTACAGCATTGTTAGCTATCTTAGCTGTAGTGACTGTGTTGTCAGCAGGAGTGCCAATATTAGTAACTGCAATAGCCGCAACCATGATTTCTATTGCTGTTCCGCTTGCAGGAGCAGTAGAAAAAGTTACAACAGCAGGGTCTGCGTTTGAAACTGTATAGTTTGATTTGGACTGATAAACACCATCTAAGTAAACAAGAGTATTGTTTTCAACAGCCGCGCCTGACAATGTAAATGTAACGTCACTACCATCACCAGTAAACTGATTTAGTAGTAGGTCAGCCGCACCGCCACCGATTTCGCCCCACTCAGTCGTATAGCCTTCAAACTTTCCTTCAGTAGAGTTGTACCTAAACATACCTGCTGTGCCTGAAGGACGTTGGGCTGTAGTCCCTGCTGACATTTTAACAGCAGTAGTACCTGTAACTGTAACTGAGTTAAAACTAGGATCAGTACCTATAGAAGTCGCACTAGCGGCCGCTTGAGTGGCTGAAGTAGATGCTGAACTGGCTGAAGTAGCAGAAGAAGTTGCTGAGTTAGCCGCATTGGTTGCACTAGTAGCCGCGCCAGTAGCAGAAGTGGCCGCATTGGTTGCAGAAGTAGACGCACTAGCGGCACTAGTAGAGGCTTCTGTTGCTTTAGTAGTCGCTGTGCTTGCACTAGTAGAAGCTTCACTTGCTTTTGTAGTAGCTGTGGTAGCACTGGATGCTGAAGCAGTCGCTGATGTACTTGCGTTAGTAGCAGAAGTAGTGGCAGTAGTTGCACTGGTAGCCGCAGACGTTGCTGAATTAGATGAAGCAGTGGCTGAGGTAGCCGCACTGGTTGCAGATGTAGCCGCTTCTGTTGCTTTAGTAGTAGCTGTGCTTGCACTTGCCGAAGCTTCACTTGCTTTTGTTGTTGCAGTAGATGCGCTTGTGGACGCACTGGTTGCACTGTTTGTTGCAGTGGTTGCACTGGAAGATGCACTAGAAGCACTACTGGAAGCACTAGTTGCGCTTGTAGCCGCCTGTGTCGCTTTAGTAGTAGCTGTGGTAGCACTAGCACTTGCGTTAGTCTCAGCGGTTTCTGCATTAGTCTCAGCAGTCTCTGCATTAGTTTTCGCAGTTTCTGCCGCTGTTTTTGCTGATGAAGCACTTGTTGCGGAAGCTGATGCCGCTGTTTGACTAGCTGATGCCGCTGTTGCTGAGTTTTGTGCGGCTGTAGCGTAGGCACTTACACCTGTTGCGCTAGTTGCGGCCGCTGATGCTGATTGAGTTGCAGAGTTTTTTGATGATAGTGCTTCGGCCGCACTAGTAGCCGCTTCACTTGCTTTATTAGTGGCTATGACAGCCTGTTCAGTTACTGCTGATAATGTGGCATCGGTGTTAGAATCACCTGCACCACCGTCCCCTCTAAAAATTGCCATGAATAGCTCCTAAGAAAACAAGAAAGAAAGGGGACTCCGAAGAATCCCCTTAAGTGTAAAGGCTTATTGTACAGCCAGTACGAATCCTGCTTCAGGACGCATTACTTGACAACCGTAAAGCGTGTCAGCAGTGTATAGAGTTCCTAAGAACTCCTGCTTGTATTGAGTCTGTGAACGAACAGCTTGTTGCTCTGCAAGAACATTAGTGTCCTTGTGGATCAACTGTGCGCCACGGATAGAAGCACCGCCAGTCGTGTCAATGACAGGTACGTTAGTAGATACAAACACATCAACGCCATAAAGATTACCAATCTTGCCAGTCTCTACGCCTTTGCCATTAACAAAGTCAGTAGAAGTGTAGCGATCAATACCCATGATAGCATTACGTAGTGAAGGAGGAACAATAAAGCTACGTCCGTCCATTGGTACGTCTGCATCATCCATCTTTTGAATCAAAGCACGGAAAGCACCGTCAGTGAAAGCCTTAACGTCAGCGGCTCCGTCAGCATCAAATGCTTCCAAAGCACCTGCTGATGTAATCTGGAATGATGCGTTATGTACCCATGAAGAACCATTACCGTTACCAAAAGACTTACCTAGAGTAAACAGATCATCGTCAACCTGCTTTGCTAGCCCATAACCTGCGTCACCAGTGTAAAACTGACGTAGAGAAGCTAGAGCCTGTACTTCGGTAATGTCCTCAATCAAACGAGAGAATTCAAAGTGCTTGTTAATGTTAATCAAAACTTCTGACTCAACAGAGTTCTGGATGGTTACTGCGGTATTAGCCGCTTTAGCGTGTGCTGAACCACGAGTAGGCTTAGGAACGTGAATAGTATCACCTTTCTTGCCTGTCATGCTCATTTTCTTTACAAGGTTTGCCAAAACAAGATTAGTCTTGTATGCGGCAATTACTTCGTCACTCCAGATTTCTGGAATGAATTTTGCGGCAGAAGTATTATCTACCGCGCCTCCCATGTTGGGATATACTGATGTAGCCATGATAAAAGTCCTATAATAAGATTAGTTACGGACTCTCCCTTCTTGATACGCTTGCATGATTTCATCAGACAAAGACAAATATCGGTCAGGATCGTCCTGCATAAGTTTAATAATGTCTGAACGTCTATAGACCTTACGAGAGGATGCTTCACCGCTTCCTTTAGCTCCACCAGTGGATGCTTTTTTAACGGCTTCCTTTCTACTCGTCTTCTCATTCACCGCAGTTTGTTCGACAGCTTGTTGACGTTCTTTCCAGTTGGTGAAAAGTTCATCAGCGGCTTCGTGATCATACTGCTGATCTGCTTGTATAAAAAGCTGTGTCCGAATCTTTGAACCCTTTATCCACTTTGCAAACTTATCGTCCTTTAGAATGTCTCCCATATCTGGGTGACGCTCTTGTAAAAGAGATGTAGCTGTTGACTTTCTGTACTGCTGAGTTACAGCTTCCGCTTGTTTTATGGAAGGATGATTCTTAATAGCTTTATCTACTGCTTTATCTGGATCAGAGAAAAAGTCTATATCTTCTTCAGGTTGTTCGTTTTGTTGCGTGGTGTCGAGTTGTGTCTGAATATAACTATCAACAACTTGTCGTAATTCCCCTACTTCTGAACTCTGTCGGCCTAATAACTTCTCAGCCTCTTGATGCATCCTTACAATGTCAGCCGTACTTTTTCCTTTGTACTTGTCAGGGATTTCATTTTCTTCAGTTGTGGTCTGTTGAGTTGCCTGTGTAGGTTCTTCAGCCGTAGTTTCTACTTCATTGAGATTGGTGATTTCTTCGTTATTATCATCGTTCTCTTGACGCTCGTCTATTAATGTTGCCATTATCAAACTCCGTGATTTCTCATTATGGAGGTGTATTGTATGTAAGGTTTCGGTTAGGAGTTAGCCTTACGCTCTTTCTGTAGCTTCTTCTCGCGGTCTCGTACCCATTTCATAGTGGCTCCTGCAAAGTCGCCTGAAAAAGGTTCAAGGCTCACACGAGGAGCCGATACAAGTCTAGTAGCAATTTTACCACATTCTTTACAAGTAACTTCTGTGGTATCGCTAGTTACAAAGTGTTCATCAACGTGACCATCTTTGCATTTAAAATCAAATAAAATAAGCATCAGTTTGTTTCTTCTTCTTCTGCTTGCTTTTCTGATATGTCAATTTGCGCTTCTAAGTTAAGAAGGTTAGCAATTATAGTTAGTTGACCTTTACGAAAGTACAGGTCGTTTGAATCTTTGGTTACTTCGACAGAATTAATAAGTACCGCATTTTCCTTTAAATCAGTAATAAGTTGTTTCCAACCTTCGTTACGGAATAAGTCTCTAAAGTTACGGTAATACAGTTCTAATTCGTGAGTCATACTGTTTCTCCTTTATGGACAGCAATATAAGTGTAGTATACTTACATAGTATAACACACTTTTAACTCAAAGTCAAGCTTTATTTTTATCTACGTCCACCACGAGTAGGTGCTGATCTGCGACCACCGACAGGTGCTTTAGCTCGTCTAACAGGTTGACCACCACCAGTTGCTCTTTTAACAGGATAGGCTACTCTAC